ATGGCTTGCTGGTTGAACAGTTCTAACGTGTCAGATGGTGAAACAGTTGGTGCTGGGATATTGAACGGATTTGGCAGGGTTGTATTGTCTTGCTGGAAATCACTTTCTTCGGCAGTCCAGCTATAAACCGCGCTATTTGTTTCGACCATTTCGCAATCAACAGTAACTTCGGTTGATCCAAAGTTTAGTTTCCAGCTTACAATTTCAAAAACTTTATTAGTAAAGCCCAGCCGCGAATTGCTAATCATTACAGTATCGCCAACTTGAAACTGGAAAGCAGTCATCTTGAATTTTGCGCGTAAAGCAATTTCCTGCCGGTTTTTATATAGGATTTGCTTTGCAATACGCTGTGCGCGTGCCGCATTATCTGTAAACGGCAGATCAAGGTTTAGATAACGCTGTTCGCCACCATCTTCAGTTTCAAATGTGCTGCTAGTGATGGCAGGATAGTCTGTGGCTTGATAGTCACTTGCTGGGCTAATAAACTGCCCCTTGATAGCGTTGAAGCTGTCACGCGCCGAAATAGCGGTGCTAACGGTCATCCCAGACGCAAAATCATTTTCATCTAACGTCACAGTCGGCGTTACATATGCGCCAGCACGCAAAGACCATTTGCCGTTTGAATAGTAAAGCGAACCGTTTAATGCGGTCAGCATTTGTTCAAGATTGCTGCGCGGCGTGTTTTGCGTGTCAACAACGCCATCAAAGGTATACCGATCTTGTGTGCCGCCGCCAGATAGTGCAACGCTTTCTTCGCAGACGTTAGCCGCAGCAATAAAGCTGGCATCATCAATTTCTGCCGCTGTTGCACCCAAACCATAAACGGTATCGGTCAAATAATCGCGGATGACCAAAGCGGGATTTTTGCTATAAACTGTGGTTGTCGTGCGCGGATCATATATCTTGCGACCTTGCATCTTGACGCTGATATTAGGCAATCCCTGTTCAAATGCGTCAGGATCATATTTCAAACGCGCATAAATATACGCTTGATCTGTCAAAGTGTGGCTGCTTGTCCAGCTTGCGGTCGCCAAAAGCGGGGCTGGAATGTTTCCGGCTGTGCCTTTGACCACTGTGTAAATATCTGCAAAGCCATCATATTTGGTCGGGCTGGTGACTGCATTGCCGGTCAGCGTCAAAAGTTCATCGTTGAAATATACACCGGTAAACTGTTCAACTTCGTGCGCCGCCAGAATAACCACCAGATGCAGATATTGATCGTTGTCAGTTGCTTCAATAAAAGCAAACGTGCCGCCAAGACGGGTTTCGCCGTAAACCAATTTGCGCGTGGCATTAGATGATCTGGCTGTGATTGTTTTTGATTGGTCAATGCCGCCATTACCACCGCCGCCGATGTTTGGTTGCTTTGGCTTTGGCGCAAGTGCTTGTGATGCGGCAGTCAGCGCAAGATTGACCGCAAACGTGCCAATAACATATGCAGCCGTAACCGTTGCCACAGTTCCAGCAATGTAAGCTGTGCCGACCGTTGCCGCTGTTGCAACCAGTGCTGGAATAACCGCCTGTGGCATATTACACCTTCCACGCTTTCTTGGCCGCGTTTAACGGCAGGAAAATCAAACCATCTTTGCCCATAGCGGCAACCTTATCACCGACCACTAATGATAGCGCATCACCCATTGGCGTGTCTATTAGCGCAACATCGCCGCGCTGCGCTTTATATGGCTCTATTTCGGGCAACCTAGCCCCTACACTGGCCGCAAGGTCGCCCGCGCCTATCTTTAGCAACGCCTTTGCAGAACCCGCTGCGGAGCGATATTTGCCGATAAAGTCATCAAAACGTGATGATCCGCAAATGGCTTTTTCCGCATACAAACAAAACAAGGCGCAATCTGCCTTGCCCCATTCAAATTTTTTGTGACGCCATTCCTCGATATGCTTTGCAAGTCGATCCGGCCAATCTACTAGCCGCCCCATTTTATAGATGCCTCTTGCAAGGAATTGACAAATTCAAAGCCTTTATCGTTGGCATCAAGGGCTTTCTGATCTTCGCTTGTCCAGCGGCGCAAACGTGGCCGTTCCAAATCAATCAACCGGCTTTCGGCAGTCAGTGTAATTGTGCAAGTCTCGCCTTCTTCGGCAATGGTCATCACATCCATCCGGCCAGAAAATACTTTATAGCTGCTAACTGTACCGCTGGTAATTGCCCCGACATAAATATTTGCTATGCGATATTGATAATTTTCGGTCAAAGCTGTGGTCAAGATGCTGCTTGATATGCCGGTCAAAGACATTGACACGCCTTTTGCGCCAATCTCAGCGGCTTCTTCAATTGCTGAAACCCCGATCAGCGTGCCGCCACCAGTATAAACATTGCTATCAATGGTTAGGTCGCCGTAACCATTCCAGACGCGCAAAGTGCCGCTGTCAAACTCAAGTTCAACCGCCAGAAAGCCGGTAAAGCTATCGGTTGCAAATTCGGATGGAACACCGCTGCGCGTCATAGGGCTTCAACCGCTGCAAAGCTGATTGAATAAAAACCAGCGTTGTTGATTGTCCAAGTGGCATCATTGCTTGCCAGCCTAAAAATGCCTTGTGCGCCGCTAACAACTACAGTCGCACCATCTGCCGGTGATGAACGCAAATCCGGCCACAGGTTCAACGTGGCTTCGCCACTGCCATTGCTGTCAACATCTTCAAGCACTTTATAAAGCCGCGCTGTTGCACCGCTGCCAAGCTGGATATAATCGCCAGCCCGCAAATAACCAACCGCCGATGCTGGTAAGCCATCTATGGCAAGTTCGTTGCCGGTTTGACTTGCACCATTAACAACGGGCGTTCCCGCTGCGGATGCCGCTGATCCGCGTGGCGTTGCCGCATTAGGATCGCCCAGCAAAAAGCTTCCAAATTGACCGCGCAGCCGCAAAAGAAAGCTGTTCCAATATTCGCTGTCAGACCGCTTTACGGGTGGGATCGTGATAGTTGCCGACCAACGTGCGCCAGCGTGCCGAACAACTTGCTGTGAAAGCGTGAATGGGCTTTCGCTGATTGACACAATATCGGTCGCAGTAATCTCAACCCTTGCGATGCCGGTCTGCGTTGGAAATGCTAATGGGTAACTTTCTGCCATAATTATGCCCCAAATGCGCTGGCGAATGAACCGCCACGCCGTCTTGCCTCAAGCACCGCCGCCTTTGATGCCTCTTGTATCTGCGGCAACATCCCCATCACTTCAGCGCGTACTGTCTGCGATACGCCAGCCGATAGGTTGATGGTCTGGTGAACAGTAACACCGCCGCCAGCACCACTTGGCACCACAGTGCCAGAAACGCCATCCGGCACAAACAATTCTGCGCCTTTTTCACCCACAACAGAAACCTTGTTGCGTGGTGGTCTGCCACCATTAGCAAAGAACCCGCCAAAAAACTTGCCAACACTTGCGGCAATGCCAGTTCCACCGCCGCCGCCCATAGCGGATGCAAGCGGTGCAGTGATGCTTTGCTGGATTTGTATGCGGATCAGATCGCTAATAATTGACCGCGCCATTGATTTGAACGCATCTTTCGCGCTGGCGGTTCCCATAGTCACATCAACAAGCGCATCTTCAAGCGACTTGATGCCGCGCACCGCTGCGCTTTCCATATTCTTTTGAAGGTCTTTTGCACTATCGGCTAAGTCCATCAGTTGCTTGCGATATGTTTTGGTTTTGTCACTGTTTGTTTCTGTGCTTTGTCCGAAAATATCATTTGCAGCTTGGGTCGCCCTTATTCTTGCTTCTAATTCTTCAAAAGCCCCAACAAGACCCAAATCTTTGACGTTCATTGGCTCAAGTTTTTTTGCCCAATCAATATCAAGTTTTTTGCCAATCTCAACGCTGAAGGCAATAACTCTGTTGAGTTGTCTTATTGTCTCGTCTGTAAAACTTTGTATGGCTTGCGCTGCTTTTTTAAACAAGCCGACAACAGTTAAAGCAAGGCTGCGACCAAATTCCTCAACTCCACCGGCTTCTTTGATGGCATTAACAAGTTTCACTCTTATCGTTTCAGCAATAGTTTGAAATGCTGGCGCAAGACCGGCAGTTAATTGGTCAGCCACGCCGCCAAGCATCGTTTTAAGTTTCGTAAACGCATCATTTGCCTGTTCAACGCCTTTGACCGCGCTTGATGACAAGATAAAGCCAAGCCCTTCGGCCTCTTGGAACATCTGTTGCAGGGCTGCGCTGCCGCCTTGCAGGGTGTTTACAAACGCCACGCCTTCACTGTCAAACAACTTAAACGCAAGCCGCACTTTGTCGCCGCTGCTTTGCACATCATCGAATGCGTCTGCCAGTTTCAACATTTGCTGATCAAGTGATAATTTGGTCAGTTCTTTGGCGTTCAAGCCAAGTTCTTTCAGCGCATCTTTAGCTTCGCCGGTATTGTTGGCCGCCTCAGACAGCCGCCGCGTAAAGCGTTGCACTGCCATATCGACTGTGCGCGTTTCAACGCCAGCCAGATTGGACGCATATCGCAGTTTTTGTAGTGCTTGACTGGTGACACCCAGCTTTGTAGCGGTCTTGCCCAGCGTGTCGATGCTTTGCAGCGATGACTTGACCAACAAGCCAATACCAGCCGCACCAGCAACGGCAGTCAAACCGACCTTGAAGTTGAATAGTGCTTTGCGAACAAGCCCTAGTGATTGGTTTAACTTGCGGAACGTGCCGCGTGTAAGGTCTTTCGCGGTGATGGTAAAATTAAGATTTTGATTTGCCATCTTCGATCACCTTGAAATATGCGAACCATTCATTCAGTTCTGTCAGCGTCAATTCTTCAATTTCGGCTTGTGTCTTGTGAAGGCGATCCGCCAAGGCCAGCATATTCAGCCTCAACGGGTCGCCCTTTAGTTTTTTTCCGCATCCCCAACGCTTTCAACATCGCCAAACATCTGCCCAGCAATATCAGCAATCAAGGCCACGCTATCACCCATCAGGTGCATTTTATC